ATTGGTAAGAATGGTGAAGGTAAGAGCACAATCTTAGATGCATTGTGCTTTTCGTTATTTGGTAAACCCTTTCGTAATATCAATAAGAATCAGCTTATCAATAGTATCAATGGTAAGAAGTGTATAGTTGAAATTGAATTTTCTATCGGATCAAAAGAGTATAAAATCATCCGTGGAATAAAACCAAACATCTTTGAGATCTGGCAGAATGGTGAACTTCTTAATCAAGATGCTGCATCAAGAGACTATCAAAAGATTCTTGAACAGCAGATTCTCAAACTCAACTATAAAACATTTACACAAGTTGTGATTCTTGGTAGTGCTTCGTTTGTCCCATTCATGCAACTCCCTCCAGGACAACGTAGGGAAGTGATTGAAGATATTCTTGATATTCGTATTTTCTCTACAATGAATCAGTTGCTGAAAGAAAAGGCACAGGAGACAAAAGATGAAATTATTAGAATTGAGAATGAGATCAAAAGTGCAAAAGACAAAGTCGAATCGCAACAGACTCTTATCCAAACTATCTCCAATGCAAAAGCTGAAAGCATCAAGGCAGTTCAAACAAAAATTGATGCTAACAATGCTCAGATTTCTACTACGCAGAGCGAGATCGACAACATCGTGGCGGAGATCACTACACTTAAAACACGCATTACTGGTAAGGAAAAACTATCTGAAGACATTGAGAAAGCCAAACAGCTAAAAACTAAACTTGATGAAAAGGTAGAAACGTGTGAGCATAATGCAGAGTTCTTTACTGAACATGATGTGTGTCCATCTTGCTCACAGGATATCCCAGAAGATCATAAACAAAAGATTATTCATGACTTGCACAACAAGATGCAGGAGAACAATAAAAAGATTTCAGATCTTCAAGGTGCATTAACCACGCTGACTACAAAGTTAGAAGACATTAATACCATCATTGATGAGATTACTACAAAGAACATCGATCTGTCTACAAAGAACTCAACAGTCACATTACTGAATAAACAGATCAAAGATCTCGAAACTGAAATTGAAACGAACAGAGCAGACACTACGAATCTTGATGAAGAAAAGGCTAAGTTGAAACAGCTTGCCAAGGATGCCCTTGATAAGATTACTACGAAGAATTCTCTACAAGAAACTCGAAATCTTGAAGAGGTCGCATCCATTCTTCTGAAAGATACTGGTATTAAGACTGCTATCATTCGTGAGTATCTTCCTGTAATGAATAAACTTATCAACAAGTATTTAAATTCGATGGATGCTTATATCCACTTTGAACTTGATGAGGCATTTAATGAGATTGTAAAATCCCGTCATCGTGATGACTTTACCTATGCCAGTTTCTCTGAGGGTGAGAAGATGCGTATCGACCTTGCAATTCTATTCACATGGAGACAGATTGCAAAAATGAAAAACTCTGTCAATACAAACCTACTCATCCTTGATGAGATCTTTGACTCTTCTCTTGACACAGCAGGAACAGATTACTTTCTTACATTGATGAACTCATTTGGTGAAAACTCCAACATCTTCGTTATTTCTCACAAAGGCGACCAGCTGTTTGATAAGTTTAGATCGGTCATCAAGTTTGAAAAACGCAATGATTTCAGTGTAATTTCTGCTCCGTAAGTAGTCACTTACCTCCAACCCCTGATCTCCACAGGGTTTTCAGCCCTCCAAAAAGTGCTTGTCTTTTATTCTTTTTTAGGGAATAATTACGTATAAATTATGGAGATTGTTATGGAAAATCAATGGGCTGGTTTTGATGACTTTGAATTGGCATGCCTGTGTGCTGACTATGGATACGAAGATGTTCTTGTCATTGCAGGAATACTTCCGCTAAAATTAGCGAATCGTGTTGAGATTGAAACGCTACTCACACGACATGAACTTGAATTGGCATTTGGAGAATAAATAATGGAAATGAAAGCAAGTGATCTCTCCGCAAGACTGCTGGCTACCGAAAACCTTTCGGTGATTCGTGCCAGAACTCGCACTGCATCTTTTGACATCAAGAGTCGTGTATTGACTCTTCCGATGTGGAAAGACATGACCCCTGAAATTGAAGATATGCTTGTTGGTCACGAAGTCGGTCATGCTCTTTACACTGGTGAAGAGTACATGCAACCTATTCAAGAAAACCATAAGATGATGGGTTATCTGAACATCATTGAAGATGTTCGTATCGAAAAACTAATCAAACGTAAGTATCCAGGATTGCGCAAACGCATGAATGAGGGATACAAACAACTCAACGATCGTGACTTCTTTGGCATTAAACAAGTGCCGAATCTAGACAGTCTGTTGCTGATCGACAAAATCAATTTATATTTCAAAGCTGGATTCCAATGTGGTGTTAAGTTTGACGCTGACGAAAAGGAATTCGTGAATCGTGCAGAGCGTACTGAAACAATCGATGATGTGATTCAACTCGCACAAGACATCTACACCTTTTCCAAACAAAAAGCAGAAGAGCGTAAAGAACGCATGAAGCAGGAGAATCCTCAAGATGTTGAGGATGATGAGGAAGAAGATCCTATCTATGATGACTTTGATATTGATATGGATGGCGACTGGGATTCTGATGAAGATGAAGACACAGATCTCGATCCACGCATGAACAAAGCACCTAAGCAACAAAACGATGAACGCAGTCATGACGATGAGAATGATCTTGAATCTCAAACAGAGCGTGTTTTCCGTAACAAACTCGAAGAACTTGCTGATGAAAACACCATGTACAAGTACTGGAGATTTGATAAGGATTATGATACCAATCCAGTGATTGGCTACAAAAAGATTCTCAGTGAGACTCGTACACCTGAGCAGTGGAATGCTGAAACTAGTAATGAATATTACGATCGCATAACTCGCTACATGTCTGAAGAAGAAAAAGCAGAATACTTTAAAAATAATATTGATAAGTTTTCTGCCTTTAAGACAGAGTCTGCACGTACTGTGAATTATCTCGTCAAAGAATTCGAGATGAAGAAGTCTGCTACGCTGTACAAACGTGCACAGGTTTCCAAGATCGGTTCTTTAGATATGCGTAAAGTCTATGCTTACAAACTCAAAGATGATTTGTTCAAACGTGTTACTACTATTCCACAAGGTAAGAATCATGGTATGATTATGCTTGTTGACTGGTCTGGCTCAATGAATGATGTATTGCATGATACATTGAAACAGGTTATCAACCTTGCTATGTTCTGCAATCGCATTCAAGTGCCTTATCGTGTGCTTGCATTTACTAGTTCATATCAAGATAACATAGAGCGTGGTCGTTATCATACAGCCATGGAAGAGTACAAAAAGTATATCGAAGAACGCAATGAACGGCAGGCTGCAAAACAAGCACAAGAGGATTTGATTCGTTGTACTGATTCTTTCCATCTAATGGAATTGTTCTCTAATAAGATGACTACCAGTGAGTTTAACTCTATGGCTAAGCGTGTGCTGGATCATCGTTTTCTTTGGAATGATGGTTACACCACTGGTGGTACTCCACTTAATGAGGGACTTGTTTGGGCATACCATCATCTCGGTGATTATATCAAACACAACTCAATTGAGAAGATGACATTTATCACTCTGACAGATGGTGAGGGTGGTGCACTTGGTTCGTATTCAAGAGGATATCTTGACACTGATCGCAATGAAGTTGTGAATGGTCAATATCGACGTGTCAAGGTCAAGAATCTGATTCGAGATGAGATCACTCAAAAGACTTATCAGATAAGTCGTGATTCTTGTAGTCAGACAAATACGATTCTGCGTATGATTAAGGATCGCTATAATGTTTCACTTGTTGGGTTTCACATCTGTCGAAATCATAAAGGTGATCTGCGTCAATTCTTACACGCAAGTCTTCCTGATTTTCAAGGTGACTACATTGGTGTGATTGAAGGATGGCGCAAAGACTTTCGTGCCAATGGATTCACTTCGATTGCAAACACTGGTCGTGATGAGTTGTTCTTGATTCCTCAATCATCGACAGTGATTCAAGAAGGTGAGTTGGATGTTGCAGCAGATGCAAACGCTAAGGCTATTGCAAAGAACTTCGGCAAGTTTATGAATGTGAAAAAGACTAGCCGAGTCTTGTTGAATCGGTTCGTAACCCTTGTAGCATAAGGGTTTGCAAAGACCCTACTGGTCGTAGGGTTATTGCAGAAAATGCTTGCCTTTTATTTTGAATTAGGGCATAATAATGTTTGTAACTTTGATTATGGAGATTTGTGATGGCAAAAGTTGATGAAATTTTCCGACGTGAGTTTGAGATTAAACTCTTTGAAATGTATCCTGATGTGCAAACTAAGGGAACAGTTAGTCGTCCTCAGTTGATTGATGTTATGTCTAAACTTAAGACTGAGAAGTATCCTCTGTGGCTTATGAAAGAAAAAGTTGGTCGTGGATTATATGCTATTGAGGGTGGCACTAATCGTGCAGCTACTGTTGGTAACACTGCTTTGAAAACTGAACCTGTGAAACAAGAATCATTCGTGGTGGACTACACCAACACTAAAGCACTCATCCCTGTAAAAGATCCGAACTTTGTGCCATTCGGTAATTACACTGACTTGGAGAATATTATCAAGTCTGGAATCTTTTATCCTGCATACATCTCTGGTCCAACTGGCAATGGCAAGTCCACGATGGTTGAACAGATTTGTGCCAAACACAAGAAGCCACTCATTCGTGTTAACCTTAACATGATGACTGATGAAGAACAACTCATCGGCTCGAAGACTCTCGAAGATGGTAATGTTAAAGTTGTAGAAGGTCCAGTTCTTATTGCTATGCGCAATGGAACTACGCTACTGCTTGACGAGATCGATGCTGGTTCAGCCAACACTCTGTTGTGCTTGCAACCAATTCTTGAGGGTAAACCTTATTACTTCAAACTCAACAATGAGATGATTGTTCCAGCACCTGGATTCAATGTTCTTGCGACTGCGAATACTAAGGGTAAGGGTTCAGACGATGGTCGTTATATTGGTACGAACATTCTGAACGAAGCATTCTTGGAGCGATTCGCTGTTACCTTCGAACAGGAATACCCTGCTGCTAAGGTAGAAGTTAAGATTGTAAAGAATCTCATGCAAACCTACAACTGTGTTGATGAGGAATTTGCAGAGACACTCGTGAAGTGGGCTGACGCAATCCGTCGCACTTTCGAGGATGGTGGTGTGGATGAAACGATTACAACTCGTCGTATGATTCACATTGTTCGTGCCTTTGCGATTTTCAAAGATCGTATGAAGGCAGTGCAACTCTGTTGCAATCGTTTCGATGCTGCAACAAAGACCGCATTTATTGACTTGTTCGATAAAGTTGCAAACCCACAGCCTGAACCTGTGGTCGTTGCAGAAGAACCCAAGAAACCAGAGTCGGATGAAATCCCCTTCTGATTGTAGGGTTATTACAAAAAGAACTTGTCTTTTAATTGCACTTGTAGTATAATTATTTCTCAAACTTTGAAAAAGGAACTTTATTATGTTGAAATTTGCAAACCTATCCCTGTCACAAAAGCGTTTCGTTGTCGCTGTTCTTGAACAAAACAAGCAGTACAAGAAAGATGGTCGCATCACTCTCAAAGAGTGTGCTGCAATCTATTACACTTTGCGTGATTCACGCACTGGTGCTAAAGGTGAGAAGATTGGTTATCCGAACTGGTTGTTTAACAAGAACAAAGTCGAGCGTGGTGTGTATCAACTCCCTCTGCCGACTGATGCAGACATGACTGCATACCAGAAAGAACTTTCTGAAAAGCAGACTCCGAAAGTCGCTAAGGCTAAGGCTAAAGTTACCAAACTTCAGAAAGCCAAGACTGTAAAAGTCAAGAAACAAGATGTAGTTGCAGATAAACAAGAAGCCATTGAGACTTCTCGTCTGCAAAAAATTATCAATGAATCTGTAGAGGTTGACGAAGATGTAGAAGACTTCAATCAGATTCTGAAAGAAAACGGTATTGAAGTCTAAACAATAGACTTTTATAATCGCAGGGGATATTGCCATCGTCCCCTGCGATTCTTTTCATTTGATGGCTGTTTATTATGGAGATATTATATAATGTCCAAACAAGAACTTCTTTTAACTCATCTACAAAAGGGTAAGAGTTTCACAGCAAAGCAGATCAAATCTTCTTTTGGTATTGCTCATCCTGCTAGCACTATTCGCAATTTGCGTGAACAAGGCTACTGCGTTTATTCTAATCCAGCAGTCGTGAATGGTACTGAGGTAGTTAAGTATCGTATCGGTCGTCCTACTCGTGCAATGGTTGCTATCGCAAATCGTGTTGCAGGATCTACTGTATTTACTCGTACAGCGTAATCTGAGTCGTATCTCTACAGGATGTTGCGTCCTTTCGCTGAGCAGACTTTAAACTAAAGAGCGATAAACCGATGCAGTCTATTTTTACTGGTTACAGACTATAAAGAAAAACCAGTACTAATTCTTTTTGTAGTGGAGAAATTATGGTAACTAAAGACGAAGTTAAAAAATCCCAGAATGCCACTACAGGTGGTCGAAAATTTGATGGTGGTAAACTTCAATATGGTTTACTGCCACCACTTGCATTAAAAGCAACTGTAGAAATTCTAACATTTGGTGCAGAGAAATACGAACCAGATAATTGGAAACATGTTCCAGATTCTAAACGAAGATATTTTGATGCAATGCAAAGACATCTGTGGGCATGGAAAGAGGGAGAGCAAGACGATCCCGAGTCTGGTAAGAATCACTTGGCACATGCAATGTGTTGCCTTATGTTCTTATACGAACACGATGTGAAGTATTCAAAATAAATTTGTCATACACCTCATTCTGAGGTATAATGTTTTATACATAGTAATGTAATCATTTGAATGGAGAAAATAAATGAAACTTAGTAAAGAAACTGTTGCCCTTTTTAAGAATTTTGCAGGTATTAATAGCAATCTTCTTCTTAAGAATGGTAATAAACTAGCGACCATTTCTGGTCAGAAGAACGTGATGGCAGACGCCACTGTCACAGAATCATTCCCTGATTTTGGCATTTATGATTTGAATGAATTCCTTGGAGCGATGTCTTTGTTTGACGATCCAGAACTTGTCTTCCAAGACAAATATGTTTCGATCAAACAAGGTAACATGAACATTAAATTCTTTGCTGCTGATGCATCTGTTCTTACAGCACCACAGAAGTCTATCACATTCCCTGACGCAGAGATTAACTTCAACATTAGTACTGATAAACTTACGATGATTCATAAGACTGCATCTGTACTGCGTAGTCCTGATGTGTCTATCGTTGGTGATGGTTCATCAATCACTATCGTTGTTGGTGATAAGAAGAACGCAACTGGAAACTCTTTCAGCGAAGCAGTTGGTGCAACTGACAAGAAATTCAAAGTCAATCTCAAGGTAGAAAATCTAAAGATGCTTCCTGGAGATTATGAAGTGTCAATCTCAAGTAAGAAAATCTCTCGTTTCAAATCTCCCACAAGCGACTTGGTTTACTATGTCGCAGTAGAAGCTGATTCTACATTTGAATTCTAAACACAGAGAGGGTATAATCCCTCTCTATTCTTTGTTATGTGGAGATGTATATGATTGATAGTCGTAATGAAATGTTTTTGTGGGTTGAAAAGTATCGTCCACAAAAGATTGATGAATGTGTATTGCCTGAATCTCTGAAGAAGACATTCAAGGAATATATCGCACAAGGTGAACTACCTAACTTTTTGTTCACTGGAACTGCAGGTGTAGGTAAAACTACCGTAGCCAAAGCACTCTGTAACGAGATTGGTGCAGAGTATATGATGATTAACGGATCTGAAGAATCTGGTATTGATACACTCCGTACTAAGATTAAAGGATTCGCATCCACAATCTCACTGACTGATGCCAAGAAAGTAGTAATCTTGGATGAAGCAGATTATCTAAACGCAAACTCAACTCAACCAGCATTGCGTGGATTCATCGAAGAATTCGCCAACAACTGTCGCTTTATTCTAACATGTAACTTTAAGAATCGTATCATTGAACCGATTCATTCTCGTTGTTCAGTTGTAGAATTTAAGATCGAATCTAAAGACAAGCAAGAGATTGCTGCAACATTCTTTAAACGTGTTGGTCAGATTCTCAAGCAAGAGCAGATTGAGTTTGATCCAAAAGTGGTAGCAGAACTTATCACAAAACACTTTCCTGATTATCGTCGTATCCTAAACGAACTTCAGCGTTATAGTGTTTCTGGTAAGATCGACTCTGGCATTCTTGTTAATATGTCAGAGGAATCTTTTAAGAGTCTTATCAAACTTATGAAAGAAAAAGACTTCACCGAAGTCCGTAAGTGGGTTGCTAAGAACTCTGACGCAGATACCACATCTCTTTTCCGAGAACTATATGACAGTGCATCTCAAACACTGGAACAGAACAGCATTCCTCAACTTGTTTTAATCCTAGCCGACTATCAGTATAAAGCAGCATTTGTAGCTGATCATGAACTAAATATTATGGCAGCACTGACTGAGATTATGGCTCAGTGCAAATTCAAATGAGGCTAACATGGAATTTCTTATTTTACTAGGAGTTGTTGTAGTATCATTCATGTGGGGTTGGAGTACTCGTGAGAAAGTTGCAAGAAAACAAACCGACAAACTGTTTCAGCATCTTATAGAACAAGAGATCGAAGAACAGGAACAACTCGTTCGTATTAAAATTGAGAAGCATGATGGTGTGCTTTATGCTTATCATGTAGAGAATTCTTTGTTTATTGCACAGGCTAAAGACAAGCGAGAGTTAGAAGAAAAACTCTGTGAGAAATTTCCTGGTAAAAGATTTGGATGTTCTGAAGACAATCTAAAAGAAGTTGGGTTTACATCATGACACCATTTGACTTTATTAATGCGATTAATCTAACTAAGAAGAATCTATTCGAAGACCCATTAGCAAAGAAAGACTATGTTCCCTTTATTATTAATAGAGGATTGTCATACTTTCCAGATACAGTTTTATATGCTAATGATACTCGTCTGAAAAGGCTAAAGAAGCATTAAGCATTCTTACAGACGATCAACTAGTAATGATAAAAGAAAAATTATACAAAGGTGGAAAATAATGACTGTCGAAATGATTTATTACGACTGGACACCAGAGTCGATGCTTGAAGTGAGTCTGCCAGAGCCAGATAACTTCCTAAAAGTTAGAGAAACCCTGACTCGCATCGGCATAGCATCCAGAAAAGAAAACAAATTATATCAATCGTGCCATATCCTCCATAAGCAGGGTAGGTACTTTATCGTTCACTTCAAAGAATTGTTTGCTCTTGATGGCAAAGAGTCTAACATCACGAATGGAGATATTGAGAGAAGAAATGCTATTGCTGGTCTGTTGCAAGATTGGGAACTATTAAAGATTATTATCCCATCTCAAGCAGAACAGAAAGCATCCTTGTCACAAATTAAGGTGGTCTCTTACAAAGAAAAAGACCAGTGGGAACTTGTTCCAAAATATAACATAGGAAAAAAGGCAAAATGATTAAACTTGAATTGAGTATCCAAGAAGTAAATATGATTCTTCGTACATTAGGCAAACACCCATTCGATGAGGTTGTTGCTCTAATTAATAAAATTAAGTCACAAGGTGACCCACAAGCTGCAGAAATTGCAAAGCAGTTAGAAGAAGCAAAAGCAGAAGAATAATTAGACAAAACTAATTATTTTACTTAGGGTAGGATTGACACCTTTGTCATAAGTAGTATGTCCATGTCGGACGACAACTTAGGAGAAAATTATGTGGACCAAACCTACTGCTACAGAAATGCGTTTTGGCTTTGAAATTACAATGTACATTGCGAATCGCTAAATAGTATTAGTCCCATCGGGATGGGAACGTAAAGACTTCACCTTAGGACCACTATTGGAACGAAGCGTGATAAAGCGGACATGACGTACGATGTCGCTGGATCTCGTAACCAGCATTACCTGCTATGCCTTCGGGGTAGCTAACTTTATAACTCGCTTAATAGGAGAAAACTATGATCTCAACTATCAACACATTCGTTGATTCTGTCCAGTCTGCAAAGACACAATTCGTGGACACCTTCGTTAAAAACGAAGAACTTAAAAAACCACTCCAAACCTACATTGACGCACAAGCATCTTTTGCGAAGAAAATGGCGCAGGAATCATTCACATTCTTTACGACTATGGGTGTAGCTGCATACAATTTCGACGCTAAAAAAGCATTTGCTAAGAAGTAAGGAGGAGACAATGGTGAATAAATTTATCCCTGATACTATGTTGCACCCTCAATTCAAAGACTTTGAAAAGTTCTTTGTTGGCTTTGACGATCAATTCAATCGTATGGCAAAGTTTCATGAGGATTTGACTAAGAACATTCCTAACTATCCTCCATACAACATCAAGAAAAATGATGAGAATCATTATACTATTGAAATCGCTGTAGCTGGTTTTGGTCAGCAAGACATCGATATCGAGATGGCTGATGGTAAGTTGCTTGTTCGTGGAAATGTTAAGAGTGAAGAAGACCAAGAGAACTTCTTGTTCAAAGGTATCGCAAATCGTGCGTTCACTCGTTCATTTGTTCTAAATGATGAAGTGGTTGTTAATGATGCAGAGATGATCAATGGCATGCTAAAGATTTTCTTAGAGCGTCTGATTCCAGAACATAAACAACCAAAGAAGATTGCTGTTCGCCAAAAGTCAGAGAAGCAATTACTGGCTGAGGAGAATCAATGAAATCTTTCTTACGTAAAATCTATATCTGTTTAAAAGGTATTGGTGTTGCACGTGCAGCTGCAGATCTCGCCAGAAATGGTAAACATAAAGAAGCCCAGAAGTTAATGGCTGCTTATGGAGAATGTAAGTGAATCAATGGATCCCAATGACAGATGATGATTGGGATTGGGTAAACGGTAAAATACCTACTCAGCCAAAATCGTGATAGTTTAGGGAGAGTTTCGGCTCTCCCTAAATACTATTATGATGAAAGCAAAAATATCACCTAACATGATCTCGTTTGTTCCTGTTCGTAGGGGCGAATGGATACTCAAAGTATCTGTCTTTAAAAATAGGCAGATAATGGTGATTGCGCACCATTGCTATGAATTGGAGAACTTGATAATTCGATACTTCACCAATCAACATCATGCAGCAGATTTTATCGAACAACTTGTTATAGAGGAATAATTATGAAAGACATTCGAGTCTTTAAACTTATTAGTGGTGAAGAAATTATTGGAGAAATATTCAATCATTTTGATCGTGAGATTGAACTCAAATCACCAGCAACTATCGTCATCCAACAAACCGAAAGAGGAGTTGGTGTTGGACTTATGCCATACATGGCATACTCTACAGGAAACATCAATCTACATCGAACTGCTATCGCATCCGACGCAGAACCTGATGCAAAGATGGTCAACGAATACAATCGAATTTTCGGCTCAGGGATCGAAGTCGTCCCTGCATCGGCTCTATCTGGTCTTAAGTAAGTAAGTACTAACTTACCCCTC